ACGCACACCGCCGCGAAATTCGGGGTGGGGGGGTCAAAAGGGCCGCCGGCCGTTCAGGGGAAAAACACGATGCGAGGCCGCCGACCGAAGCCCGCCGAGCTGAAAATCCTGGCCGGAAACCCCGGCAAGCGACCCATCAAGCCAAGCTCGATCGACCTGCCGGCGCAGATCCCCGACTGCCCCGACCACCTCGACGCCGATGCGCGGCTCGAGTGGGAGCGCATCACCGCCCTGATGAGCGGTACTGAATTGCTCAAGCAGACCGACCGCACCGTATTGGCCGCGTATTGCCAGTGCTTTTCGCGCTGGAAAAACGCCGAAACGCAGCTCCGCAAAGTCGGCCCGGTGCTATTAACGCCCAATAAAATGCCCGTCCAAAATCCCTACCTGCAAATCGCTAACAAAGCGCTCGAGCAGCTCCGCAGCTTTATGACGGAACTCGGCTTCACGCCGAGCGCCCGCGGCCGCGTGAACAGTGAGCCCACCAAACCCGCCGACGAGGATACGGCCTTTTTTAATCGCCGCGCATGAAGACGCTACCGAAAACTGTAGCTGCAAAAAACCTCCACCGGCAGCCGGCGGGCTATTGGTTCGACGAGGCCGAAGCGTCCCGCGTCGCGCGATTCTTCACGCGCTACCTGCGCCATACGAAAGGCGCGCTGGCCGGAAAACCCTTTGAGTTGGCCCCGTGGCAAGAGACGTTTTTGCGGGAGCTATTCGGAGCGCGCCGCAAGCGCGACAAGCTGCGCCGGTACCGCCGGGCCTTAATGGAGATCCCGCGCAAGAACGGCAAAACGACGCTGGGCGCAGGCGTCGGGCTGTACCTGCTTTTTGCCGACGGCGAGCCCGGCGCGGAAATCTACTCCGCGGCCGGCGACAAAGACCAGGCTAAGCTGCTTTTCGACCTCGGCAAAGGAATGGTCGAGGGTCACGACCAGCTACGCCAGCGCTGCAAACTCTATAAGGACGCCATCGTGATCGAAGAAACCGGCAGCATCTGGAAAGTACTTTCGAGCGAGGCCTACACCAAGCACGGCTTAAACGCGAGCGCAATACTCTTTGACGAACTCCACACCCAGCCGAACCGCGAACTATGGGACGTGTTGACGACCTCGACGGGCGCCCGCGCGCAACCATTGACCGCGGCGTTTACTACGGCGGGCTTTGATCGCCATTCACTTTGCTACGAACAGCACCTATACGCGCTGCAAGTCCGCGACGGCGTCATCCCGGATCCCGAATTCCTGCCGCTGATCTTTGCCGCCGACGAAGACCGCGACTTTGCCGACCCCCAGGCTTGGGAGCAAGCCAACCCAAACCTAGATATCAGCCTGCGCCGCGACTACCTCGAAAGCGAGGCGCGACGCGCGCAGCAGACGCCCGGCTATGTCAACACCTTTCGGAGATTGCAATTGAACCAATGGACGGAAAGCGACGTGCGCTGGCTCGACTTGGGCGCTTGGGACAAGGGCGCAACACCAAAGATCGATCGCGAGCAGCTCCGCGGCAAGAAGTGCAAGGCCGGTCTCGACCTGGCCACGACGCGCGACTTGACGGCTTTCGTGATGGTATTTTCGATCGGCGACGGCACCTACAAAGTGCTGCCCGTCTGTTGGATCCCCGCAGACACGGCCCGCGAGCGCGAGCAACGCGACCGCGTGCCCTACTCGGTCTGGATCCGGCAAGGATTGATCAAGACGACGCCCGGCAATACCACCGACTACGCGACCGTAAGGCGCGACATCAACGAGCTGGCCAACGAATTCGGAATCGAAGAGATCGCGGTTGACCGGTTGTTCCAAGGCGCGCAGCTCAGCACCGAGCTGCAAGACGACGGCTTTGCGGTGACCACGTTCGGCCAAGGCTTTTGGAGCATGGCCGCCCCGTGCAAGGAATTCGAGCAGCTCGTGCTGGAGGGAAAATTCCACCACGGCGGCAACCCGGTGATGCGCTGGCACGCCAGCAACGTCAGCGTCGAGACGGACGACGCCGGCTGCATGAAGCCCTCGAAAAAGAAATCGACCGAACGGATCGACTTGATTGTCGGCAGCCTCATGGCGCTGGGGCGACTGATGCAGGACCCGACCGGCGACAGCGTCTACGAAACCCGCGGCGTACTGGAGATCTAACAAATGCACGACCCCACGCAGAGCCGCTGCGCCGCAATCGCGATCGCGTATTGCCTGCTGATCTTCGTCGCCGTCATCCTCAAGAGTTGGACTTATTATGGCCACCAAAACGAGCCCGCCGGCGAGCGCCAGCCTGGCGCTTGTGCAGCTCGAAAAGCTCCAACCCCTGCCCAAGAACGTCCGCAAGCTCGCCACACGCGGCGTAACTGCCGTTGAAATCCTCACCTAACCCACGGCCTACGTCATGCAACTCGACAGCAACTCCGGCCTCTACTTGCCCAGCGACCACACCGACCGGCGCGGCACCTTAGAAGATCCGAGCGTACCGCTCACGGACTTCGACCGCGTTAGCGAACTGGTCGGCGGCAGCGCAAGCGCCAGCGGCATCCGCGTCAACAGCTACACCGTACTCACCTATGGCCCGGTCTTCCGCGCCGTCTCCCTCATCGCCGGCGACGTCGCCAAGATTCCGTTGCTGATCTACCGGCGCACGAGCGGCGAAGGCAAGATTCGCGCGTTTGATCATCCGGCCTACCAGCTGTTGCGCTACGAACCCAATGAGCTGATGACCGCGGCGACTTTCTGGTCGACGATGACCATTCACCGATTGTTGTGGGGTAATTTCTATGCGCTGATCGAAACCGACGGCGCAGGAAACCCCACGGCCTTGTTGCCGCTGTTGCCCGATCGGACCGAGCCGGAGATCGACCAGGCCACCGGCCAACTCTGGTATAAGACGCGCATCGGCAACGTCGACAAATATTTTTTTCCCGAGGAAGTGTTGCACGTGCCGGGCTTGGCGTTCGACGGACTCAAAGGATATTCCGTCTTGCACCTGGCCAAAAACTCCGTCGGCTTGGGGCTGGCCGCCGAACAGTTCGCGAGCAAATTCTATAAGAACGGAGCCAAGGCCAGCGGCGTCCTCATGTACCCGAAGGGCCTCTCCAAGGGCGCGAGCGAAAACCTGGAGCGCAGCTTCGAGGAAAAGCACACCGGCAGCATCGACAAAGCGCAACGCGTGATTCTGTTGGAAGAAGGCGCGAAGTTTTTGCCGCTCACCATCCCGCCCGACGAAGCGCAGTTCCTGGAAACGCGCCAACAGCAGGTCAGGGAGACGGCGCTTTGGTTTGGCTTGCCCGCCACAAAGCTCGGCGATGCGAGCAGAGTTTCTTATAATTCTTTGGAGGAAGAGAACGCCAGTTATATTTCTGAAACTCTCGACGGGCAGTTTGTACCGATCGAGCAGGAATGCCGCCGCAAATTGTTGACGCGCGACCAGCGCAAGCGCGACACGCACGTGATCGAATTCCAACGGCAAGCGCTGTTGCGATCGAAACTGACCGAACGCTACGCGGCCTACGCCGTCGGGATCACCAACGGTTTCCTGAATCGGGACGAAGTCCGCGCCGCCGAAAATTACAACGCGATTCCAGGCGGCAAAGGCAAAGAGTACCTGGTGCCGCTGAACATGGCGCCCGCCGGCCAGGAGCCGCCGGCGAAATTGCCGGCCGAGCAGGAAGCCAAGGCGGCGTTGCTGGCCGATACGCTCAAGCGGATGGCGAGTATTGAGGCGCAAGCGCTCGAACGCCTGGCTAAGAACTCCGAGACTTTCGACGCCAAGATTCTCCCGGCGCTCGACGCGCAACGCGACCGGCTGGAATCGGCGCTCCTGCCCGTGCTAGATGTAATCGCGCCGGGCGTGAGCGCTCGGCTGCTGGCGACGGAGTGGATCCTCGACACCAAGCACCGCCTTACCGAGCTGGCCGTACGCGAGACGCCCTTTGCCGAACTGGCCAAAGAAATCACGGGCGCGATCGCGGCACGCGCCGCACGCGTTGCCCAGGAAACCACGCGCCAGGAGCCAGGCGAAACCGAGGACAACCCCGAGAGCTAGAAAGCCGAATCATGCCGAACATCGAAACCCGCTACACGCTGGCCCGGTACACCCCGCAAGCCGCCGTCAGCATCGCCACGCGCGCCAAGGAGCCCGCAGCGCCGAAAGTGATCACCGGCTACGGCGCGGTGTTCTACAACGCCGCGGATCCCGGCACGGAATACACGATGTGGAGCGACTTCGTCGAGCGCGTCATGCCCGGTTGTTTCGACCGCAGCATCCGCGAGGACGACGTCCGCAGCTTTTTCAACCACGACGAAAACCAGATCCTAGGACGCAACCAGGCCGGCACGCTGGCGTTGTCGATCGACCCCACCGGCCTGCGCTACGACGTCGAGCCGCCTGACACCGAGTTGGGCCGCAGCGTCTTCGAAGCGGTCCGCCGGCGAGACGTGAGCGGCAGCTCCTTTATGTTCGCGGAGGGCGACGTCGTCTGGCGGCAGATCGGAGACCTCGTCATCCGCGAGCTGAACGAAGTGCAGCTCTGGGAAGTGGGGCCCGTCGTCTTCCCGGCCTATCCGTCGAGCACCAGCGAGGTGCGCAGCGCCATGGTCGCCGAAGCCAAGCGACACGGCATTCACCTCGACCGCCCGCAAAACACCGTCGGCGTGCGGCGGCGCCTGCTGGAGCTGCGCGCACGCCAAGCCGGCCTGTAAACGTGGATTGCGAAATCGGGCGAATTTGTCAAAGCGTCCGCCAGCGCTCAGATGCAGATCTGGCGGGCGCGCCCTACGATGCAAGCTGAATGGCCCCACGGGCGCCGGCCAACGTGGCCAGGCTCACCCGGACCGCTCTACCGGCAAGCGACGCGCGCGCCGAACGGCGAAGGCCGTCTGGACTCAAGCACCCAACTCCACCTTTCTTTGGTGTGACGGCGCGCGCGTATTTTCTCTTTGCGCCTCACGCCGGCATGCTCACCGAGGCAGCCCCATGGCCGAGACCCTGAAATCGATTAAAGAACTCAAGGAAGAGCGCAAACAAATCCACGACGCGCAGAGCGAGTTGCTGGCCAAGGCCGCCCAGGAAAAGCGCGAGCTGACCCCGGAAGAGGATACGAAGTACACCGAACTTGAGACGCGCTTCGAAGCGTCCGACGGCAAGCTCAAGAAGCTGGAGGAAACGCGCAAGCGCCAGGAAACGTTGGCCGCCCGCGCCGAGCAGCTCAAGGAATCCGAGCGCGAACTGGACGACCAGAATCGACCAATCGAGCGGAACAAATTCGGCCGCCAAATCTTGAAGCCCGACGATCACCACGGCACGCCCACCGAACACCATCGTGCCTTGGCGATGCAGGCCTGGTGCCGCGCTCAAGAAGGCCTGGAACTCAGCGACGAGCACGAGGAAGCCTGCAACCTGGTGCGAATCAGCCCGTACAGCCGCGCGCTGCAAGTCATCCTGCCCAAGCGGACCTATCGCAGTGTGCGCGAACTGGAAAAGCGTGCGCAAGGCGTCGCCACCGACGCGGCCGGCAACTACACGGTGCCAGAAGATTTCGTGCGCAACTTGGAAGTGGCCTTGCTGACCTACGCCACGTTGCGCGGCGTCTGTCGAGTGATCCGCACCGAGACCGGCGCGGACTTGCCGATGCCGACCACGAACGACACCGGCAACACCGGCGCGATCTTGGCGGAGAATACCGCCTTGAGTGAAGCCGATGTTGTTTTTGGACAATTGATTCTCGGCGCCTTCAAGACGACTTCCAAGTTAGTGCGCGTCAGCACGGAGCTGCTGGAAGACAGCGCACTCAACTTCGCCGCTGAACTCGGCGCCCTGCTCGGCGTGCGACTGGGACGAATTGAAGGCACGTTGACCACGACCGGCACGGGAAGCTCCCAGCATCGTGGCGTGGTGGTCGCCAGCACTCTTGGCAAAACCGCCGCGAGTGCGACGGCAATTACGCTGGATGAACTGTTGGACCTCAAGCACTCCGTCGACCCCGCCTACCGCGTCAGCCCGCACTGGATGTTTGCGGACGGCACCTTGAAAGCCATCAAGAAATTGGTGGACTCCGAAGGTCGAAGATTGTGGCAAGCCGCCGTGGCCAGCGGAGAGCCGGACACCATCGACGGCGACAAATATTTTATCAACCAAAGTACCCCCGCAATGACCACGGGACTGAAGAGCGTGCTCTACGGCGACTTCCAAAAGTTCATCATCCGCGACGTGCGCGAGACTCGCGTGCTGCGTTTGCTCGAACGCTATGCGGACAGCGACCAGCAAGGTTTCTGTATGTTCAAGCGCAGCGATTCGGATTTGCTCGACGCCGGCGTCGCGCCGATCAAACACCTGATTCAAGCGTAATTCAGGGGGGACAGTCGGACTGTCCCCCTTCTCAATACCCTTCGCGCCGTCTGGCCGGCGTCCGCTGTGCTCGCAACAGTAGCGGCGTCGCGCCACGGCCGGACTCACTAAGAGTGTGTGCCATGCGAATTAAAATGATCGTCAGCCAGGCTGGCCCCCATATCAGCCGCCTGCCCCGTTGCGTGTACGACTTAACGGACGAAGCGGAAGCACAACGCCTGATCGATAGCGGCGCCGCCGTCGCCACCGAAGAGCCGGCAACGGTCAGCGCAGTCGCAAGTACTGCGGCCCTTGTCGAGACGCCGCCAGCCGTGGAGGAAGCGCCCGAGCCCGCCGTTGAGACGCCGGACGAAACGGCCGCCCTCACCGAAGACGCGCCGCCGCCGGCGACACAGCCCAAGGCCGAAAAGGCCAAGAAACGCGGCAAATAGTGGGGTTGCCGAAATAACGAAGTAATTCCCGCAACCCCCGACACACCCGCACCCCGGCCGCGCCATGCAAACGCTTTCGACTCAAATCAAAACGACGCGCGTCAGCAACGCCGTCGCGGCCGGCGCGACGACGGTCGACAGTAACATCATCAATACGGTTGGTTTTTCCAATCATCGCTTCGTGTTTTCGATTGGAGCGATCACCGCGGGCGCAGTGCTTAGGCTGCGCTTGCAACAAGGCAACGCGGCGAATCTGTCGGACGCCGAGGACCTCGACCTCGACGTCGACTGGACCGACACCGACGACAACCGCCTCGGGCTCATCGAATGCGTGCTGCCCTCGAAGCGCTACTTGCGCGCCCGCGTGGAACGCGCCACCCAGAACACAGTCCTGGACGGCATCGTCTGCGAGCAATATAACGCCCGCAACCTGCCGACCACGGACGACGCGACGACCGTCAAGCATCGCACCGTCAGCGTCACGCCCAACGTCGACAACTAATGCAGAGCTACGGACTGAAACTGATCACTGCGCCGGCGACCGAGCCGCTGACCACGGCCGAGGCCAAGGCGCACTTGCGCGTTGAACACAACGACGAAGACAGCTTGATTGACGGCTATACGAAAGCAGCTCGCGAGCTGGTCGAGGCCCGCACCGGGGTGCAGTTGGTGACCGCGACTTGGGACCTCACCTTTGAGCGCTTTCCGTGTGGACGCGAGGCGCTCAAGCTGCCGAAGTGGCCGACGCAGTCCGTCACCTCGATCGCGTTTAACGACACCGCCGGCGCACCGCAGACCTGGAACGCACTGGAATACCGCGTCGACGTAACGCGGCAGCCGGCACGCGTCACGCCACGCGTCGACTACAGCTTTCCGTCAGTGATTCGCGAACCGAACGCCGTGACGGTCCGCGCCGTGGCCGGCTACGGAGCCGCAGCGGCCGTGCCGCAAGCGGCGAAGCAAGCGATTTTGCTGTTGCTGGCGCACTTGTATGAACAGCGCGGCGACGCGGCCCCTCAAGTCACCGAAGACGTCTGGCTGGCCGTCGATAGCTGGCTGCGCCTGTTAGACAACGGGGAGTGGTTCGGATAGACAACGGGGAGTGGTTCGGATGAAAATCAAACTTACGAAGGCACAAACCGGCGCCGCCGGGCCCCTGGCCGTCGGCGCCGAAATCGAACACGCCGACGCCTACCGGCTGATTCAGCTTGGCGTCGCGGAACCCCTCGATGAGGAGGCGCGCGCGAAAATGGTCGAGCTCGAAGCGCAGCAGAAATTGAGCCAGGAGCGGGCCGCCCAGATGCGCCGGGAGATTGCCGCGCAACGTCGCGCCGAGCTGGCCGCCAAGCACGGCCCCGGCGCGCCGCAAAACCGCAAACTGAACACGAAGTAGCCCATGCAGGCCGGCAAGCTCCGGCATCGCGTGGCGATCCAACGGCCGACCGAGACCCTCGTACGGGGCGAACCCTCGATAGCTTGGGCGACCGTGGCGACACGCTTTGCGGAAATCAAATCCAACGAAGGGCGCGAGCTGTGGAACGCCCGGCAAGTGCAGCCGGACATCACGCACCGCCTGGAGCTGCGCTACGACTCCGCCCTCGCCCTCACCAGCACATGGCGATTGTTGCTCGGCGGCCGGGTGCTCAACATTTTGGCAATCACCCGGCCGGAAGAACGCCCCGTCAATTGGCTGATCGATTGCAAAGAGGCAGTATGACGCAGACAGTACGTATCGACGGGCTCGCCGACCTCAATAAAAAGTTGTTGGAGTTGGAGCCGAAGCTCCAGCGCAAAACGCTGGGCAAGGCGCTGAAGAAAGCCGGGCAGCCTGTCCTGGAAGAATCCAAGCGGCTGGTGCCGGTGGACAGCGGCCGACTGCGCGACGCGTTGAAGCTGCGCAGCAAAGGCCGCAGCAAGAAGACACCCCATCGGCAGTCGGTCAGCGTGGCCACGCCGACACGCAAACAACTCAAGCTGCGATCGGATGAAAGGGGCTACTACCCCGCCGTCGTCGAGTATGGCGCGGCGGGCCGCAACATCAGCGCCCGGCCGTACTTACGGCCGGCGCTAGCCAACCAACAAGACAAAGTGCTCGCGACCCTCAAAACGGAACTGGCGCGGGGCGTCCTCTACGCGGCGAAAAGCCAATGAGTTTGCGCGGCGCACTGCTGGAGTACTTAGGAGCTGAAGCGGGAATCACCGCGCTCGTCAGCGGCCGCCTCTATTGGAAGCGGCGGCCGCAAGGGAGCGGACTGCCCGCGCTCGTGTGCTCACGCATCACCGGGGGCTACGGCCACTTGTTGGACGGCGGCTCGGGGCACGCACAGCCGTTAGTGCAAATCAGCGTGCTCGCGCTCAGCAACACGGCCGCGGAAGCGGTCGCCGATGTGGTCAGGGAGGCCATGCAAGGCTTCGCCGGCGACTGGAGCGGAACGCTGGTGACGAGCGTCCTCTTGCGGAACGAAATTGACTTAGACGATCCCGACCAGGTGGGCGGCGACGTCGGCACGCACGAAATCGCTCTCGACTACGAAATTCAGCACGCCGTCAGCGTGCCCACCCAATAGCAAAGGCGCCAGCATGAGTTTCACTCCCGGCAAGGGCACGCTCCTACAGCTATCAATCTCGACCGTCTTTACGACGATCAGCCAGCGCGTGCAAGTCACGCCGCCGGAAATGGAAAATCCGAAGATCGACACGACGAACCTGGATAACACCTGGCGCACGAACGTGGCCAGCATCCCCGACGGCGGCTCCGTGGGAATGATCCTCCAATACAGCGCGGCAGCGGTCACGCACGCGGCGCTCTGGACGAGTTTTCAAGCCGGCACAACCGAGGCCTGGAAAATCGTGCTCACTGACGCCGGCGCCGCTGAAATTGCTTGGAGCGGTCACCTCGAGAAATTTTCTTTCGGCGAGGCCGACGTCGACAACCTGGTGTTGGCCACGTTGATGATCACAGTCAGTGGAGCGGTGGTAATCACCCCGTAAGTACAATGAACTTGTTGGATCGGACGCAACTACTCAAGCCGCGCCAGCTCAAGCGGGAAAAGGTCCCGCTGCCAGAATGGGGCGGCGACGTCTGGGTGCGCACCATGACGGGCGCCGAGCGCGACGACTATGAGCAAGAGTACCTGGACGCGAAGAAGAAGGCCGGCGACCGGGTGCCCAATCTCCGCGCCCGCTTGCTGGTCCGCACCGTCTGCGACGAGCAAGGCAAGCCGCTGTTGAGCCAGAACGACGTCGACGAGCTCGGGCAGCAATCGGCGGACGTGCTCTCCAAGCTCTTTACCGTCGCGTCTCGGCTCAACGGGCTCTCGAAAAGCGACGCTGAGGAACTGGAAAAAAACTAGCCGAGCGGCCGGAGCGCCGCTTTTACTTCCGGCTCGCACTCGCACTGGGGCGCACCGTGCGGGAATTGTTGGAATCCGTCGACAGTCGCGAGCTGAGCGAGTGGGCCCAGTTTGCGAACGTCGAACCGTTTGGCGACGACTGGCGTCCAGGGGCGCAGGTCGCCTCGATTCTGCACAACGTGCATCGCGCTAAAGAAGCGCCGGCGCTGCAGGCGGACGACTTTATGCCGGTCAAGCAAATCCCGAAGCCTCAGTCCGCCGAACAAGTCCTGGCCATCTTTAAGGGCCTGCAAACACTCGACTAGGCATCCCATGGCCACCATCGCGAGTCTGAACGTCGCCTTGTCTGCCGACACGGCGCGCTTTCACAGCGGGATGCAGCGCGCCGCGGGCAGCCTGAAATCCCTCTCCGCGGCCATCAACCCGATCACCGTCTCACTGGCTGCCGTCGGCTATGCCGGCGCCAAAGCCTTTGGTGAAATGTCGGCGGCGATCGCCCGCGCCAGCGACCTGGTCGACCAGGCCGCCAAACTCAACGTCGGCGCCGAAGAGCTGGCGGCGCTACGCTACTCCGCCAAACAGGCCGGCGTCGAAGTCGCCGCCCTCGACAAAGGCCTGGAGCAATTCAACAAGCGGCTCGGCAAAGGTCAAAACGCCGAAGCCTTGGAGCGCATCGGACTTTCGGCGGAGCGGCTGAAAAAACTCTCCCTGACCGACGCGCTCTTGGAGGTTGTCGACTCGCTACGACTCGTCAGCAATGAAGCCGACCAGGCCGCCATCGCTGTGGACGTCTTCGGGCGCTCGGGCCAGGACATGACCAACTTTATTAACTTGGGTAGCGAGGCCATCAAGCTGCAGCGCCAAGAGGCCGAAGCGCTGGGCGTCGTGTTGCGCGAGGACGCCGCCAAAGGGTTGGAAGAACTGGGCGACGCCCAAGAGCGCGTCAGCGGGGCCTGGGAAGGCGCTTGGAACGCGATGACCTTGAGCCTCGGGGAATTTATCGCCGCGGCGGCCGACATCACTGCGGAGATCCTCACGCTCGGCAAGGCCGTGACGATGGGCTTCAACGGTACGGAGTTGGTGCTCAAGAAGGCGAACGCGGAAATCCGGCAGTACCACGCCGACCAAAAACGCGCGCAGGAAGTCGCTGCAGCGATGGCCGCTACGCAGGCCAAGCAAAACACGGAAATGGAGACCGCTACGCAGCGACTGACCCAAGAGACCGCGGCTCGCGAGCAGCTCACCAAAGCGACCGCCGAGCACGACAAGCGAGTCACCGAGGCCGCGCGCAAACAAGAACAAATCACCGAGCGCCTCCGCACGGACGCGCAAGCCGTCTTCGAAGCCACGCGCACGCCCCAGGAAGCGCTGTCGATCGAGATTGAAAAGCTCAACGAGCTGCTGGAATTGGGCGCCATCAGTTGGGACCTATACAGCCGCGCCGCCCGGGAAGCCGTAAAGAGCTTCGACGACGCCAACCAAATCCAGCCGCGCAACTTTGAAATTCAAAGCGCCGCGCCGGCGGCCCTCGAGAAAGGCAGCAGCGGAGCTATCTCAGCCGTGAACCAAGGACGCAGCGACCTGAAGCGAATCGCTGACCTGAACCGCCTGGCCCTCGCGGAAGGCCAGCAACAAACCCGCTACCTCCAGCAAATCGCCGCGGCCGCCGGAGTCAACGTCGCCGTGGCTAACTTCTAACTATGTCCGTCACCTCCACCAACCTGAAATTAAACGACAGCGGTCAATGGACCGGCGAGCAGGGGGAAGGGTACGCGCGTAAGTACACCGTGACGTATGAGGTGCATTGCGACTCGAAGCAGGACGGGCCAGCCACCGTGCTGCTGGCCGCTGGAATCCCTGCGATGTACGCGGCGTACGCAGTCGGCAATGACAGCGACGCGCAAGCACTGTGCGTGAAGCGCACGCCGACACTGGTGAGCCGCACCGGCGACGGCGGCAATATTTGGAGTGTGAGTTGCGAATTCTCGACGCAGGCGTCCGACAACCAATCGAACACCGACCCGACGCAATGGTTGCCGAAAATCTCCGGCACCTACAGCCAATTCATGAAGGCTCTCGAGCGCGACATCGACGGCAACCCGATCGCGACGAGCGCCGACGAAGTCTTCGATCCTGTGCCCGAGCAAGAAGACAGCCGGCCCACGCTAGTAGTAACGAAGATTTTCAAATCTTTCGACTACGTGTTTTTTGCGGACTACCGCGACAAAGTCAACAGCGATACCTGGATCGTACGCGGACTGATTTTTGCGCCGGACTATCTGAAGGTGCAGCAAATCAGCTTTCAAGAAACGTTCATTAACGGGGCCAGCTACTACGAAGTGACGGCTGCCTTCGAAGTGAAACCGGACAAGTGGAACCCGCGCACGTGGCTCAACGCCGGCTACCTCGCCAAGTGGCCGACAGCGAGCGACAGCGCCAAAATAATCCTCGACCAAAAGACAAATTTGCCCAGCACGAGCCCGCAGCGTCTCAAGGCAGACGGCACCGTCGAGCTTAACTTAACAAACCCACCCGTCTTTGTTGAATTCAACACCTACGAGCGCCGGCCCTTCTCCGCGCTCAACTTGAACTAGGTATAGGTAACACCATGGCGCAAGCATCGCAATTCTACGGCGACGTGATCTTCCAAGGCGGAGTTGCCTTCGCCGGAACGGTGACGTTGCCTAACTCCGTCGTCAGCAACGCGCAAGTCGCGGCCGCGGCGAACATCGCGTCCAGCAAAGTGCTCCACCGCTTTTCCAGGAGCAAGCAGCTCTATGCACCGGGCACGACGATCGTGTCGCTCGCGTCGGAATTGTTGCACCTCGCGCGGAAAGGCGGGGAGGTAGTCGGCTTCGAGGCGATCATCACGACCCAAGCCACCGGCGGCGACCGCACCGTTAGCGTCGACCTGCAAAAGAGCACCGCCGGCGGCGCTTTCGCGACGATTCTTTCGTCGCCTATCAGCCTCACCAACGCGACCGTGATTCGCACGGCCGTGGCCGGCGTGATCAGCTCGGCGGCGTTCGTCGACGGCGACATCTTCCAAGCGGTAATCTCGGTTGCCGGAGCTGCCGGCGCACAGGCCGCCGGGCTCTTGATTACCGCGGATTTCGATCAGAACCCGAATACCTAAGCCTGTGCTGCGCACGCTGTGCTGCGCACGCTGTGGCGCAACTACCGCGGCAATTAGAGCAATTATGGTCGGCTATACACTCGGCGAAGCGGCGCTTAAACGCGTCAAAGACAGCGTGCTGGCCACCGAGCGGACGCGGCAGAACGGCCGGCCGCCGAGCAGGCGCGCGCAATGGCACGGCGTGCCCGAGCGCTGGTACACGTGCAAAAACAGCGGCGCCACCGAGCTGCCGGCGTACAGCGTCGCCGAGGTAGACGACGAGACCGAAGAAGGCGACGAAACAATCTTCACGGTCAAGCGCCTCGGCACGACCTGGCCGCAGCGCGTGGCCATCATCGGCGAGCAGGCCATCGCCGTCGGCGAGTGGGGCGCAATGACATTCGACGCGGCGTATGCGCTCTGCGACGACGCCGACGTGCCAGGCCCCAAGGAATGCTGGGGAATCAAGGCCTCCTCGACAAAGCTCTGGAAAGGCTACCCGGGCTTTCGCTCGACCGGCCGAGTACTCGGCGCCGGAGCCGAGCAAACCGCACTGGTGCGACCGGCCTGGCCGCAAGTCCTCTGGGCCAAAAGCGGCGCCAGCGGCATCCCGGCGCGCAGCGGCGACACGCCCGGCAGCGCCACAGTCGACGTCTACACCCTGGCCAGCGGCTCGCTGGCCACGACGGGCTTTTCGGTAACGGCGTACAACGCCAGCGGCGCGGCCGTGGTCGCGAGCAAATACCTGCAAATCGTCGAAATCGAAGACGTGTGGGCCGCCAACTACGAGGACTGCAGCGGCGCTTAACCATGGGCAAACCCAATACACCAGGTTGCGGCGACGGCGGCGGCTGCTGCGACGGCGGCGACTGCCTGATCGCCTTTGAAAGTTATAGCTCCAGCCCAAGCAGTACGGACGTCGACGGCTGGACGGAGTTGGTCGGCGACTGGGAGATCGGGACCCTCGGCCTCGAGCCAGACCACGCTGCTAGCGACCAGCGAATTCGCTTTGAAACACCGAGCACCGACCTTGACTGCGAATTTGTGGCTAAGTATTACGAAGCTTCGGCCGGCGACCGTGTAGGCGTTTGCCTCTTCCTCGATGCCGACGGCGATAGCTACGTCGAAGCGATCATGAAATTCGGCAGCGGCTCATCGGGCCGGTTGAATTTGAACCGTTACGACAATGGGCTCCTAACCTGGACGCACGACCTCGCGACCGCTCCGAGTTGCGGCACGAACGCCTACGATTTTGACCCGGCCGAAGAATATTTTATTCGGTTGTCGCATAAAGTGGTGGCCGGTGGGCGGATTTGGCGCGGCGTGGTTGTCGACGCGAACGACGCCGCGTTTCCTGTTTCCGTCGACTACTTCGATCCAGGCGGCGTCAACGGGCTGACGGAATTGCAGGGCGGACTAGTCACGGGCACGGACGCGAACACCGCAGCCTGCGAATTAATCCTCTTCCGGCACATCTATGCGCCGTGCGTCTGCCACCTGTTCCAATTTCACCAAGACTTCGCCAACTTCGACGACGGCGTCGCGTGGGATCGGGGCAGTGTGGGTCACTACGATTGCTTTAGTCGCGCCGCCTGCGACTACCCCGGCGCGGAATACGAGGAGGACGTCGGCGATTGGGATCTCGAGCACCCTGACTTGAGTGCTCGGCTGCCGTGGACTGGCGCCACGTTTATTTGCGGCGACGGTAACTGGCTCGCGACCGAAGACGTACCGGCCAGGCTGCTGTTGCGACACTTGCTGCGCGCGCCGAACGCGCACTACGCGCAAATCCACCTCGGACTCGACCTCGAATTTATTTGGCACCTGGATGGATTGATCTGGCGCTGGCTGTGGGACTACGTTGACGAGGACAACTACTGGTGCGTGGAGTGGGAGTACGGCGACTGGGGCGGCACGCTCGGCGAAAATTGCGATTCCGTCAGGGTAATTCAACGCGACGGCGGCAGCGAAACCACCCAAGCGGAACTAGCCGGCGTCCTGAATCGCGTCGTCAGTGCCAGCGGCAGCGGAGGGGCCGGCAAGAACGGAGCGGCGCAGATCAGCGCTGTGTTGATTGATGGCGCTGGCAAAGTCGCCGTAGCGGTAGCGGACCATCGCGGCAGTAATCCAAGCCTGGACGACGTCGGCTGGTTTTGCAGCGGGCCGTACACCTTCACCGGCGCCCAGCGCGTCGGTATGGAAGTCGTCGCAGCACCGGCCAAGGTGGTCGTCGGCTTGCTGTGGGTCCTCGATGGCGCCGGCGCTTGCGAATACAGCGCAGACTGTGAAACCTTCGTCAGCGATCCGCCAACCGACCCAGACCCACCCGAGGAACCCGGTCCCGACGATCCGACCGGCTGCTGTGACTACGAGACGCTGCGCTATGGCGGCGAATTTGAAATCACCATTAACGGGATCACCTACTACGGCGGCGGCGACTGCCTGACCGACTGCACGGAAATCGACTCGGCGTTCCTAACGGCCCTGAACAGCACCTTCACGGGCAACGTGACGTGGAAATCGGACGCCTACTGGGAAATCACGGCTAACACCGGAATTGACAACCCCTGCGACGCACTGACCAACGACGCGGCGGCCGGCGCTATGTGGCTCAAAATTCAAATCATGCCCATTAGCGCCGCCGCTTGTCGGGCGTTCGGATACATATACATACCTCAAGGCGGCAGTTGCGGCGTAGCTTACTTCGAGGCGACGACGGCGTTCGACAAGGGCGGCGCCTGCACGGAGTTTGATCTTGATTGGGTGAGCGGAAACTTAAACGGTTGTTGCTTGAATGCCACCGGCGCCAGCGGCCTCAGCGTGGTGAAGGTTTAAGATGACCACATGTCTCTGGGCGCCGTGGATCGAAGGCGCACCAACCGCAGAGCCGGGCTGGTGGACTTGCTCAGCGTGCGGCCGACCGCGGACGTTGCTGTTCGCCCAACCAGACTGGATTGGTTCGTCACGCGCGTGCCGGCCGCTCGTCACGGCGGAAGGCACGCCGCGCGTGCGACAGACACCAGAGGTGGAGCCACAGCAGCAGCGTGCGCCGAAAGCTGACTGTCTCTATCTCGGCGGACAACTAGAAGTCCTCGAATGTCAGGCTTGCAGCGGTAAGACGCGAATCAAAGTCTTCGCTTGTGAAACGCACGAGCGTTGCACCCTGGGGAAACAACTCGACGGCCTGGCCTGCTGTGCGAAGTGCCGAGACTATGTGCCGAAATCGCTGACGACACCAGGCGATCGACCACAATAGATGCACCGCCACTCGGAACCGAGGGTTACAGGTTCGCGTCCTGTCGGGCGTAACTTCGTTGTTGTAAAACACTTACCACCACCGGCCGGCGCGAACGCATCGCGACTTTGAACCGACGCGAAAAACTTAGCGCATCGGTTCTAGTAACCGATGCGCTTGACGCTGGCGCTGCACTACGAATCGATCGGCCAATTTTTAGGAGGGCGCCATCGCAAAACAAAAATGGTCGGCGCTACTTGCAAAGGTAGCGAGGCGAGCGTAGACTCCGCCCCCGGCTGTGCAGCGTGCGCGCACGCTGCACAGCCGGTTGAAAAATAACACGGTAAGTCTCATGA